TAAACACAATAACGTATACATCAGGAACTGTTGATGCCATAACTAATTCAAACACACTCAATATACTATTGAGTAGTCTAAATTCGTGGACTACTGTTGAATTAAATACTGCAGGAATGAGTTGGTGTAATTTAACTACAACAGCAGGTACTAGTGGAATAGGGCATACCATTACATTGTCAAGCGATTTAAACGTATCAAACACCCTAACAATATACAATAATAATGCAACCCATAACTTTACAGGCTCAAGTACAATATCATGTTATAATTTAATAATACAAGGCGCCAGTGGAAATGGGTCTATATTTAATTTTAACGGTAACAACATTTACACAACCAATTTAACAACCGCTTCAGTGGTTGCAGGTACAAATTCATCACTAAACAATGCTAATTTATATATAAGTGGTAATATAACTATTGGTTCTGCAACATTATTAGCCCCACTACTTGGCACCGCTGAAATTTATTATGTAGGAAGTGGTACTTGGAGAGCACTACAAAACAATGTAGGACAAGTTTTAGCAGTTAACTTTACACTTAATACTGGAGGTACTCTGACATTGAGTGGAAATGTTTATTATAGCACTAAAACTTTTACTCATCGCAGAGGCAAAATCTCAGCTAAAAATTCAACATTTAATATCACAGCAGCCGCAACTTTTGTAGACTGCAACAACTTAAACTTTGATAGAGTTGTAATAACAAGTGGCATTACCGTAACAATGACTGAATTTTTCTCTGGATCTCCAACATTAAAAACAACCGTATCGCCATCATCAACAACTAACTACACCATCACTTTTTCAGATGCTGTAGAAAAGTTAGCTCGACATTTGAGTGTATCTAGAGCTACAATATCTAGAGCAAATCAATTAACAGTTGTAACAGAAAAAGGAAATGGTGGTAATAACGTTGGTATTAAATTTGCTACTAATCAAATTAGCAATGGATTAGCTAAAAATACATCTTATCCAATATACGACCAAGCTTATAAGGAAAGTGGATTACTTAAAGATCCTTGTTTAAACTAATTAAACTATTGTTTCAAAAGAGTATTACATATTTATATTAAATTATTAATAGTAAATAATATATTAATAATAAAATATAATAATAATATAAATAATAAGTTATGTCTACTCCAGTTAAATTAACAGAACAAGAAATTCAAAAAATTCAAGAACTTCAAAACAACTACGCTGCTATAACTGCTCAGTTAGGGCAAATTAAAATTGAATCTATTATACTCAATGAGCAAGTTAAGCGATTAACAGAATTAGAAAATTCTTTAACTACTAAATATCTTTCTATTCAGACTGACGAAGAAGCTTTTGCAAAGTCAATTTCAGAAAAGTATGGAAATGGTGATATAAATATCGAGACGGGTGAATTTTTACCTGAAGGTCAAACTGTTTGATCGAATTAGATCATATTTATATTAGATATTAATTTCAATAACAATCTAAAATTTAAAACGTAAAACAATGGCAGAAAAAATCGTTAGCCCCGGTGTGTTCACCGAAGAAAAAGATTTGTCGTTTTTACCTCAAGGAATTGCTGCAATTGGAGCCGCATTCGTTGGACCTACAGTAAAAGGTCCTGCAATGGTTCCAACTTCAGTTACTTCGTTTGGTGAATTCACTCAAATGTTTGGAAACACTCATCCTGATTTATATTTACCTTATACCGCAAAAGAGTATTTGGAAAATTCAGGTCAATTAACAGTAGTTCGTACTTTACATGATGATGGGTATAGTTTACTCAATCCAGTTGCTTTAGTAGCTACAGGATCTTTTGGTAAAAAACATATTGCATTGCTGCATCCGTCGCAAGTAGTATCTGAAAATAGTGCGTTTTATGACGGATCAACAAATTTATTTGGAAATTCCGCGCTAACATCTAACGCATCTGGTTCATTTGTACTTCAAATTTCCGGAGCTTATACAGTAGACACCGCTGCGTTTCCTAATGCAAAAGGCCCTGCTACTGCATTATATAGCGCTTCGCTAAATTCTAGTAACGCAAATTACTTAACTAAAGTATTTGGTTTAACTCATAAAGTAACTTCAGCACCTGCATATTTGTATACAATGTTTAGAAATGCAGCATCTGCTTCGTTAGCAGCTGATCCGGCATGTACTTTATTAGTTGAGTCAGGTGCATTTGATTATGAAGATTCATATACAGAAACTTCTACTCCATGGATTATATCTCAAACAGTTAGTAGTGCTAACTTCAATTTGTTTAAATTCCATACTCACTCTGATGGAGTATCTAGTAATTATGAAGTTAAAATTGCTATTTCAAATATTCGTCCTGCAGGAACAGTAGCTGGTTCAGAATATGGATCATTTGCTGTAACAGTAAGAGCAGTTGATCAGTCTAAATTAAATGCAGTAGGCTCTCCATATACAACTCAAGATTCTGATGTTCGTCAAAATATATTAGAAACTTTTGATAATGTAAATTTAGATCCTAATTCTCCAAGATATATTGCTCGAGTAATCGGAGATAGATATAAAGTGTTTAATTCAGGTAAAGTTGTTATCTTCGGCGATTATCCAAATAAATCTAAATATGTATATGTAGAAATGGATGACAGCGTTGCAAAACAAGCTACTTCAGTAGAATTAGTTCCTTTTGGATTTGCAGCTTTAATTAATCCAGTACCTAGTGCATTTGGAAATGTGCCTGCAGCTAGCTTTGTAGCGGCACAAACAATTAACGGAGTTTATAACAGACGTAAATTCTTAGGATTTGATTATGACTTAGCTTTGACAGATAATATGAATTATTTGAAACCGCTTCCTAAAACAGAAGCAACTTCAGGAGCTAATGTACCATTTTTATTATCTAATTTCAATCAAGCTGCTGGAGCTAATTACCCTTCTCCAACTTCTGCATATTCTGGATCTATTGATTTAACAACAAACACTACAATTGATTCTCGTAAATTTATTGTACCATTCCAAGGAGGTTCTGACGGTATTCAACCTAACAGAAGAGTTTTAGTTGGAAGTGAAATAGTTGCAGCGAATACTCAAGGATATGATTTAAGCAGCAATTCTGCAAAAGATTATTCAGTGTATACAAATGCAATTGATACAGTTTCCAATCCTGATGAAATTGACATTAATATGTTAGTATTACCAGGTGTAATTCAATCTTTACATTCTGCAGTAGTAGACTACGCAGCTAATATGTGTTTAGATCGTGGAGATACTTTCTTAATATTCGATGCTGTTGGATTAACAGATAATATCGCAGCTGCTGTATCTGCAGTAGAAGCTTTAGATAACAATTATGCGGCTACTTATTATCCATGGGTGAAAATCTTAGATGCTGGAATTAATAAACCAGTATGGGTTCCACCAAGTGTAGTTCTACCAGGTGTGCTTGCATTTAATGATAGAGTTGCTGCTGAATGGTATGCACCTGCAGGTTTAAATAGAGGTGGATTGACAAATGTTTTAGATGCATATACAAGATTAACTCATGCTGAGCGTGATGAATTGTATGAAGCTAGAATTAATCCTATTGCTACTTTCCCTGGTCAAGGTGTTTGTGTATGGGGTCAAAAAACTCTTCAAGCAAAACCTTCTGCATTGGATAGAATTAATGTAAGACGTTTGTTAATTGCAGTTAAAAAATATATTGCTTCAGCAACTAAGTATTTAGTATTTGAAAACAATACAGCTGCTACCAGAAATAGATTCTTAAATATTGTTAATCCTTATTTAGAATCAATTCAGCAACGTCAAGGTTTATATGCTTTCCGAGTAGTAATGGATGAAACCAATAACACTCCAGACTTAATCGATAGAAATATAATGTATGGTCAGATATTTTTACAACCTGCGAAAACCGCTGAGTTTATCATAATTGACTTTAACATTTTACCTACCGGCGCTGCATTCCCTGGAGCGTAATAATAACTAATAAAATAGAAAGAGCCCATAGAAATATGGGCTTTTCTTTTATTTATATGACTCAAGATCGATTGGTACAGTTAAAATACGCAATTCTCCGGCCGGAATAAAATTTAATTAATAGGTAAATGTTTTTACACAATATCGATATTTATTTAAAAGAAAATTCAACTAAACTAAATTAAATAACAATGGCAGAATTATTAGACCCATCCGAAATAATGTTTACAGCGTTTGAACCTAAAGTTGCAAACCGATTCATTATGTATGTTGAAGGTATTCCTTCATATTTGATTAAAGCATCTGGACGACCTGGAATTACATTCGGTGATGTGGTTATTGATCATATCAACGTAGAAAGAAAATTAAAAGGTAAAGGTAGATGGAATGATGTATCTATTACTCTTTATGATCCAGTAGTTCCTTCCGGAGCGCAAGCTGTAATGGAATGGGTTCGTTTATCTCATGAATCTGTAACTGGTCGTGATGGATATTCTGACTTTTATAAGAAAGACATTACATTTAACGCTTTAGGACCTGTAGGTGATAAAGTTGAAGAATGGACGCTAAAAGGCGCTTATATTGGCGATGCTAACTTTGGCGAATTTGATTGGGCGACAGAAGATGCTCTTAATATACAGCTTACGCTTAAATATGATTATGCAATATTACAATTTTGATATGAAGTACGACAAAATCGTAATTTTTATAAAAATACCGTAGTAATATTTTATAGTTTCAAAAGAATCCCTTATATTTATTTATATAAGGGATTTTTTTATGACTAAATTTATTTGTAAAGATTGTGATAGAGAATTTAATAATTTAAAAGGACTACAAAACCATAATTCTCGAATACATAAAATAACTGGCTCACAGACATACGTTAATTTTCATTATAATGGAGTATGGCCAATTTGTAAATGTGGCTGTAATGAAAAATTAAATTATTTTCCTACATATGGATTTGGAGAATATTTACAAGGCCATTCTGTGCGATCTAAAGGAGGATTCTATTCAAAAAAAGGATTACAAAAATCGTTAGAAACGAGGAAGAAAAAATTCGCATCTGGAGAACTAGAGCAATGGAATAAAGGAGTTCCTATGGAAGGAAATGCTTTAGAGCAACAACGCATTAGAGCAAAAGACCCAATTCGCCGAGCGAAAATATCCAAAGCACTTACTGGTAAGCCTAAATCAGAAGTACATAGAAAAATAATGCTTGAAACGCTTGCACGTAATCGAAAAGAAATTCTTAAAGGTAATCCTTCTAAAATGGAATTTACATTTGCTGACATATTAACAGGTTTAGGAATTGAATTTGTGCATCAGTATGAAGTAGAAGGATTTGATTATGATTTTTACATTCCTGAAAAAAATATATTAATAGAAGTTGATGGCGATTATTGGAATGGACATCCAGATAAATTTACAGAATTAAATAATATGCAACGTAAAAATAAAGGTTTAGATGCGCTTAAGACGAAACACGCTGCTACTAGAAATTTTCAACTTCTGCGATTTTGGGAACATGACATTAAAACTAATCGATTTGAGGTAATTAAAAATTTAATGGAAATTATTAAATAAGATATTTATTAATAAAGAATATGAAATTGCAAGAATTAAAGACGTTAATACGTAAAGAAATTCGAAAAATAGTATCAGAAAGAACTTCAGAAGAAATTAATGCAGATAAAGAAGCGACTAATGCAGAAATTGAAGGAGCGAAAGCTCAATTAAAAGCTGCTCAATCTAAAATTAAAAGCACGCAAGCTAAAATAGCTTCTTTAACTAAAAAGCGTGGTGAAATTTCAAGCGAAAAACCTACCGAAGAAAAGTAATTCATTACATATTTATATTAAATTAATAGATTAAGTTATGGCAACAGTTAACGACAACTATCCTAAAAACAATGCTGAACTTTCCGATGCGGAAATGAAAGCAATTGCGCTTCAAAATTACAAGCAGCAAGAAATAAAGAAAAGTAATTTCCCAACAGAAATTATCAATTTACCATCTAACGGAGTTTTATATCCAGATGGTCATCCTTTACGTAGCGGCCAAATAGAAATGAAATATATGACCGCGCGAGAAGAAGACATTTTAACTTCTCAAAATTTAATTCGTCAAGGTGTAGTTTTAGATAAATTATTTCAATCTATGATTATCACTCCAGTTAATTACAATGATTTAATTATTGGAGATAAAA